GATTGGGGAACTGATATTACTGCTGGCGAATACTTAATCTTTGAAGTCTATCGTAAAGTTGACCCAGACACATATACAGACCTCTATGATGACTTGTATCTTAAAAGATATACGACCGCACTAATTAAAAGACAATGGGGTCAAAACTTATCTAAATTCTCAGGCACAGCGATGCTCGGTGGCGTAACGCTTAACGGACCTGAATTGTTTTCTTCTGCGATTGATGAACAACAAAGACTCGAAGAAGAAATCAGACTTAATTATGAAGAACCACCACACATGCAACAGGGATAACTAAATGCCAACTAATGTCTATTTCGACACCGGCACCACTTCAGAACAAAGATTATACGAAGATTTAATAATCGAACAACTGAAGATATATGGTCAAGATGTCTATTATCTACCAAGAAAAGTAGCGAACAAAGATACTATCTTTGGCGAGGACCCTGCGAGCTCGTTTGACGATTCATACATCATTGAAATGTATGTTGACAACTCTGATGGTTACATGGGTGAACAAGAGATTATTAAGAAGTTTGGCCTAGAACTCAGAGATGATATTCAGTTTACAGTATCTAAGTTGAGATGGGAAACTCTCATATCTAACAATGCCGACTTAGTTGCAGAACGCCCACAAGAAGGCGACTTAGTTTACTTCCCAACAACAAACAAGTTCTTTGAGATTCAGTTTGTAGAACACGAAGCGCCATTCTATCAACAGAGTGCGTTACCAGTTTACAAACTATCATGTACAACTTGGGAATATTCTTCAGAAAGACTCGATACAGGCATTACTATTATTGACCAGACAGAAGATGACTTGTCAACTGACACAATGCAGTTCCAGTTCTCACTAGAAAACGAAACTGGTTCATTCGTATTAGAATCAACGATTGGTGCGATTGACTACTTTGTCAATGAGGACTTCACAATGGCAACTCAACAACCTGTTGACATGGGACAAATCTTTGAAACACAGGCAGGCACAAACACTTCTTCCACTGCTGACGACATACTCGACTTTAGTGAAAGAAATCCATTTGGGGAGGTTGACGACTACTAATGTTTGGAGAACACTTTTACCACAAACAAATTCGCAATACTGTAATTGCGTTCGGTACGATATTTAATAATATTCATATCAAACGCTTAGATTCTAGCGGGAATCCTTTACAGAATATTAAAGTACCTTTGTCTTACTCGCCAAGGGAAAAGTTTATTGCACGATTAGAACAACAAGCGAGTTTAACTGGAACAGATTCAAGTGTGGCTATTACTCTACCTCGTATGTCATTTGAAATCAATGGTTACAGTTATGATGCTTCTCGAAAGTTAAACAAGAATCAAAAGAGAGGCGTTGTTACAACAAATGCAGACACAACAAAACTAAACACACAATACTCACCTGTGCCTTATGATGTGAGTTTTTCGTTAAGTGTGTTTACATCTAATTCAGATGACGGTCTACAGATTGTTGAACAAATACTACCATATTTTCAACCAGATTACACAGTAACAATGATTGAAAATTCTACAATGGATACAAAGAGAGATATACCTTTCATATTAGAAAATGTAGGGTATGACGATTCGTATGCAGGCGACTTAACAACAACAAGACGAATCGAATACACACTAAACTTTACTGCAAAGATATATCTATACGGACCTGTAAGTACATCTGCTATTATTAAGAAAGTATCTGCTGATTTGTATGCTGACTCATCTGACCAGAGTCCATCTCGAAGTGAAAGAGTTACAGTACAACCAAATCCAACAAGTGCAGACAAAGACGATACATACACATACACAACAACATTAGACTTTTTTGATGATGGTTTAAACTATGATGAAGAAACAGGTAATGATGTTTAAATAAAAAGGGTTTTTAATATGAGTTCTATTGATGACAAACTAAACGAAGTTCTAAATATCACACCTGAGATTATCGAAGCCTCAGAGATTTCTACAGTTGAAGAAACACAGATTGCAGTTCCTGAAGATAAGGATGCAGAAGTCGATTTTGATACAGGCCGTGAGAATCTATATAAGATGCTAGAAAAAGGAAATGATGCAATAGACGGTATACTAGCATTAGCGAAAGAAGGAGAACATCCTCGTGCGTATGAGGTCGCAGGACAACTCATAAAAACGGTTGCAGATGTATCTAAAGACTTGATGGCAATGCAAGAAAAACTCAAGAAACTCAAAGAAGTACCAAACACAGGACCCAAAAGTGTTACAAACGCTTTGTTCGTTGGTTCAACAACAGAACTAACAAAACTATTAAAGGAGAAGAAATAATGAAAGTATTATGCATATTATATGATGACCCTAAAGGCGGAATGCCAGAGAGTTATCCACTAAGTGATTTACCTAAAATAGACAAATATCCTGACGGCATGACATTACCCAGCCCTCAAGGCAGAGATTTTACACCTGGTGAATTACTAGGTTGTGTATCAGGTGAATTAGGACTTAGAAAGTTTTTAGAAGAAAGAGGTCATACATTAGTCGTTACATCTGACAAAGATGGCGAAGGTTGTACGGCAGATAAAGAACTAGTTGATGCAGATATTGTTATCTCTCAACCATTCTTTCCTTACTATGTAACGAGAGAAAAAATGGAAAGTGCGCCGAACTTAAAGATGGCGATTACTGCTGGTATCGGTTCAGACCATGTTGATTTACAGGCTGCGATGGACCACAACATTGATGTCGTTGAAGTAACTTACTGTAATTCAAGGTCTGTTGCAGAACATATCGTTATGCAGATTCTTGTCTTAGTCAGAGATTTCACTACTCAACATAACATTGTGAACGAAGGCGGTTGGCATATTGCTGATGCAGTTTCAAGGTCATATGATGTTGAAGGCATGCATGTTGGTACAATTGCTGCTGGTCGTATTGGTATTGATATGTTAAGAAAGATGAAACCATTTGATGTTCATCTACACTATTACGACAAACACAGACTGAGTAACGAAGTAGAAGAAGAATTAGGGTTAACATACCACGATTCAGTTGAGTCTATGGTTGCAGTTTGTGATGTCATTAATATTAGTTGCCCACTACACCCAGAAACAGAACATCTATTTGATGATGAGATGATTGCAAAATGTAAGAAAGGCGCATATATTATTAATACTGCAAGAGGTAAAATCTGTGATAAAGATGCTATCGCTCGTGCATGTGAGTCGGGACAACTATCAGGATATGCTGGAGATGTTTGGTTCCCACAACCGCCACCGAATGACCATGTCTGGAGAAGTATGCCAAATCACGGAATGACTCCACATACATCTGGAACTTCATTATCTGCACAAGCAAGATATGCTGATGGCGTTAGAGAAATATTAGAATGTTTCTTTGCTGGATTTGATATCAGAGATGAATATCTAATTGTTAAAGACGGAGACCTTGCAGGTATGGGTGCTCATTCATATACTAAAGGAACTGCAACAGGCGGTTCTGAAGAAGCTGCGGAGTTCAAAAAGTAAATGAACTATTTTAGACCAGGTTTAGAAGAAAGTATTACACTACCACCGCATCCAAAAGACTCAGACGAGATTGGTGAGGTGGTAAGTGCTGTAGCATCAAGAACAGCAGAAGATGTTGAGTCTATTAGAAATCATGACAAAAATGTTTTTTATGCAATTGAAAAGTACTGCAAATCAAAGAATGTAGAGTTTGACCGCAAAGCAATGAAAGATTTAATTTTACAGGCAGGCAATATCATTGGTTACTTTAAAGGTAGTTTTAATCGTGATAGACCGTATGAAGTTAAACCTTCTTTGAACACATTGCCTAGTGAAACAAATAAGACAAGGTCTTATCCAAGTGGTCATGCGTGTCAATCAAGATTAGTTGCAAGATATATGGCAGAAAAGAATCCTGCACACGCAGAAGAATTACTGAGAGCAGGAAACGAGTGTGGTCTAGGAAGAGTCAAAGGCGGGTTTCATTATATGTCTGACTATCATATGGGCAATTTACTAGGTGAGAAACTTTATATATTTATGAATCGAGAGAGTGATGACGGTATCTAAACAAGACCAATATCTTGGTAACCCAAATCTAAAGAAAGGTCACACAAAATCAAGATTTACAAAAAAACAAATTGAAGAAGTCATCAAGTGTTTAGATGACCCAAAATACTTTATTAGAAAATACTTGAAGATTGTTACAATTGATAAAGGTCTAGTGCCTTTTGACATGTACAAGTTTCAAGAAAAAATGGTTGATACATTTCACGAGAATCGTTTTTCGATTTGCAAACTGCCTAGACAGAGTGGAAAATCAACAATCATAGTTTCATACCTCTTACATTATGTGTTATTCAATGAAAATGTGAATATTGCAATACTCGCCAACAAATCTTCGACTGCAAGAGATTTATTAGGGCGATTGCAACTGGCTTACGAACATCTACCTAAGTGGATGCAACAGGGCGTTCTTAACTGGAATAAAGGTTCTATCGAATTAGAAAACGGAAGTAAAATCGTAGCGGCGAGTACATCTTCTAGTGCTGTTCGTGGTAGTACCTTTAACATCATATTCTTAGACGAGTTCGCCTATGTTCCAAATAACATTGCAGAAGAATTCTTTAGTTCTGTATATCCTACAGTATCATCTGGTAAATCATCTAAGGTGATGATTGTATCTACACCTCATGGAATGAATATGTTCTATAAGATGTGGGTTGATGCAGAGAACAAACGAAATGACTATGTGCCTATCGAAGTGCATTGGTCAGAAGTTCCTGGTCGAGATGAGAAATGGAAAGAAGAAAC